ACTACGCCTGAGGCCGTATCGATCACGCTGGAGAACGGCCGGCGCTTCGGGGCGTGGAGCGACATCGAGATGGTGTTCGGCCTCGACAGCTACTCGGCTCTGTCCCTGAGCGGCCCCTTCGACCACGAGCGGAAGGAAGTCAGGGAGGCTTTCCAGCCACTCATGTACCCGAAGGTCATCGTGAACGTCGGGGACGAGCTGGTCTTCACCGGGCGGGTGAAGGACGTCCAGCCTCAGGTTGATGCGACCGCGTCGTCGGTGGGCGTAACGGCGTACGCCCTGCCGAACGACCTCACGGAGGTCTGCCCTCCACCCGAGCTGCTGCCACTCGAGTTCAACGGGCTCGACTTACGGCAGATTGCCGGTCGCCTCGTGACGGCAACGCTCGGGATCGACGTCGTCTTCGATGCACAGCCGGGAGCGACGTTCTCCAAGATTCGCTGCGAGCAGGACGCGGTCATCCACGGCTTCCTCGTCGACCTCGCCCTGCAACGTGGGTACGTCCTCTCGGACCTCCCGACTGGGGACCTGCTCTTCAGGAGCGAGGCCTTCAAGGGGGCGCCCGTGGCGAGGCTCGAGGGGCAGCCACTTGGGAAGGTCACCGCGAACTTCAATCCAGGTAGCTGGTTCAGCAAGGTTACGGGGCGTGCCTCGCAGAAGGCTGGAAAAGCAGGCTCGAGGTACAGCCAGAACAATCCCCTCTATCGCGCTTCTCACCCCCGCGCCTTCACGTTTTCGGTGGAAGACACGGAGGCGGCGGACGTGCCGAAGGCGGTGACTGCTGCAATCGGTCGGATGATCGCGAGCGTCGTCACGTATACGGTGGAAGAACTCCCCACGTGGCGTGACCCGAAGGGAAGCCTATGGAGGCCGAACACTACCCTCACCCTGGTCGCTCCGGAGGCGATGGTCTATCGAGAGACCGAGCTTCTGATCCGAGCCGTGAAGCTTCGGCAGACGCCGGAGGCTGAGACAGCGACGCTCGAACTCTGCTTGCCTGGTTCCTTCGGTGGGTTCCTGGGCATGGAGCTGCCTTGGGATTTATAGCCACCGTCGTCTCATTTACTCGGAGCGTCGTGGCGGGAGCCCATGCGCCGGAAGCCAAGGTCGATCGCGGAGGGGGAGACTCTATCACGGCCTATCACTTCAGCGCGCCGGGGGACGACTCCCAACCGTTGCCGACCGACGTCGTTTACCTCGGTGACGACGAGGGCAAGGGCAACGCTCAAATCCTGGGGTATCAAGATCCGAAGACGAGCCCAGCAGCAGCCTTGGGGGAAAAGAGAATATACGCCCGCTCGGGTCCTGGCGTCGTGAGCGCCGAGGTCTGGCTGAAGGCGGACGGCACGCTCGTTCTCAAGAACAGCCTAGGGTCGATCGAGCTCGACCCCACCGGCAATGTGACTGCGAAGACGCCGCTCGGTTCGTTCGGTGCAGCCACGCATACTCACTCGACTCCGTTCGGCCCAAGTGGACCGCCACTCCCCAACACGTAAGGATTGCCGCTCAACGTAGCTTCTCTGCAGAGCGACCTCGAGGCGCTCTTCTCGAACCCACCTCTGACAGCAGCCGAGTGCGCCCAGGCATGGGCTAACGCCGTGCAAGCCTACGCCTCAGGTGTGGTGCCTGCCTCGACGACGGTGAGTGCGGCTGCGTCGACGTTGGCTACTGCACTGCAGTCGGCATTCGGAACGCCCAACGCCTTAACGGGCTTTGACACTGCATTCCTGACGCTCGCAGCCACCGTCGCGTCGGGGATGCTGCCGACCTTCGTCGGCGTTCCGCCCGCAGCCGCCCTCGGGATCGATGCTCTCTTTGATGCCCCTCAGGCGAGTCACGGGGCCGCGGCGGGCACCTTTGCTTCGCACATCGACGTCTGGCTCAGGACGGCGACAGCAAGCCTCGTTCTACCACCGTTCACCTCGACGACCTGGACATGACCGACGTCCTCTTGCGCCAAACGAACGACGGCGGCGACCTGACGCTCGACGGCGGCCTTTTCCTGATGAGCGATGGGCTCGGGACGGCCGCCTACCTCAGCTTGTTCGGGGGCAACGAGCAGGACCGGGGCGACGCCGACTCTACGGAATCCTGGTGGGGCAATGTTGGCGAACTCGATCCCGCGCGCCAGTACCGCTCAGAGACGCAATACCTCCTCCGGTCACTCCCGGCGGTCCCCGCGAACCTGCTTCGGATCGAAGAAGCGGCGTCGAGGGATCTCGAGTGGATGATCGACTCGGGGCTCGCGAAGAGCATCACCGTCTCCGTGAGCATCCCGGAACTGAACCGGATTCAGGTCGACGTCGTAATCACCACGCTCGAGAAGCAACTTCACTTGTCGTTCGGCTGAGAACAGATGGCCCTGGTTACTCCGACAACCGCACAGGTCAGTGCCAACATCGTCGTCCAGCTCGAGGCTGCACTCAGCCAGACGATCCCGCTGCTGCCGAAGGCGTTCTCTAGGGTCCTGGCGAAAACGCTCGCGGGCGTCGTCGTCACTCTCTACAAGTACGCCGGCTTCTCGCTGCTCCAGCAGTTCGTCGCGACGGCGACGATGGAAGAGACGGAGGTTAACGGCAAGATCATCCGACCTCTCGTGGAGTGGGGACGGTTGATCGGCGTCGGCGATCCCCTCCCTCCGACCCAGGCCGAGTTGGAAGTCAGCGTCACCGTCACCAGCGAAACGGGATCACTGCCCGGCGGGTCGCAGCTGCTTCATGCTCCTACGGGCGTCGTCTATCAGACGGTCGCCGCGGTTCCTCTCGACGCAGCCACGGTCACGGTCATCGCTCGGGCGACTTCGGATCAGGCGGGAGGCGACGGGGCCGGAACGATCGGCAACCTCGAGGTCGGGCGGACGCTGCAGTTTGCGAGCCCGCTTCCGAACGTGGCGACGAACGCGACCGTGACCGCCACCCCCGTGGTCGGTGCCGAGGGAGAGGCAGAGGACGTCTACCGCGCGCGCATCATCCGACGCTTTCAACGTCGGGCTCAGGGCGGAGCGTATTCCGACTACCGCTCATGGGGGACCGAGGTCGCCGGGATCAGGAATGTCTATCCCTATACCGGCGACCCAGGCGAGGTCGATGTCTACGTCGAGACGACGGGCGCGCCCGACGGCATCCCCGACAGCTCTCAGCTCGAGGCTGTGCTCGCTTCGATCGAGTTCGACCCCGAAGAGTCCCCGAGTCCCACAGGCCTAGCCAACCGTCGACCCGTCAACGCGGCGGTGAACGTGCTGCCCATCGCACGCACTGCCTTCGACGTCGCCGTCGCGGGGTTCGAGGCCGGTGACCCTCCGACGGTACTCGACGCGATCGAGCAAGGGCTCGATGAATTCCTCCGCGCGCGCGAACCCTACATCGTTGGGCTCTCCACCCTTCCCAGGCTCGACCGCGTCACCCAGGGCGCCGTCGCGGGCGTCGTCAACGAGATCGCCGAAGCCAACGGTGCCTCCGTCGCCGCGGTCACCTTGAGACGGAGCGGCGTGACGATCCTTCAATACACCCTGAACCATGGTGAGCTGGCCAAGCTCGGAAGCCTCACCCCGATCTGATCCATGGCACTGATCCCTAGCTCTCGATACCCCGCGCAAGTCGACACGGGGGATGCCGGATACCCCCACGGCAAGGCCCGCAGCTCGGGCAGTTATCAGGATGGTACCGGCACTCCGCTCAACAAGGACTGGCTCAACGACCTCTGGGGCTTCCAGCAGGCATTACTCGATGCGGCCGGCGCTACCCCGAGCGGCGACCCCGACGAGGTGGGGGCGAGCCAGTACCTCACCGCATTGATCGACGTCGCTCGTGCTCAGACGCTCGGTCGTCATATGCTCACAGCAATACAGCTCAGGACTCTCGACCTCGGTGGTGCCACTCCCGCGACGGACGCCTTCATGGGCGCGGCCTCCACATTCAACGATCGGAGGACGCTTCTCGTCAAGGGCGGCACGAATGGCGTCTTTCGCGTCGGCGACACGCCCATCGTCGAGCTGTCGGGGGGGACCGTCAATGCGTCCGGCGATGTTCGGAAGGTCGTCCCCAACGGTGCGGGAGGGTACCTCGCCGTCGGCGACATAGGGTCCAATCGCAACTATCGGTCGACGAACAGCGGCTCGACGTGGACGGCAGGCGGTGCGTTCGGGGGTGGGTTCGGTATCCCGTCGGACGCGGTCTGGGAAGGCTCGCACTACGTCGTGCGGTCCGGTGGGGCGACGCGACGGTCGAACACGGGTGGCATCTCCTGGGTGATCCCGGCGGGAGACGACGTAGGCACCATCATCGGAACATCACCCGATGGTGGTCTCGCAGTACTCATCGCGGGTACGGTGCTCGCGCTCTCCGGCACCGACGTCGCGAAGACGACGAACGACGGCGACTCCTGGACGGCTGCCGCTTCTGTGCCGAGCACGCTCGACGATCCCCAGAGCAGGATCGTGGGCAACGGGGGATATATCGGCTTGGGCGGCGAAGCCTATGTCTTCGTGAAGCAAGGTGGGTTCGACCCGGGCGACGTCGTCGAAGTGTGGGTGACGACGGACGCCGCGACCTGGACGAAACGCGCCGAGATTCCCGGGTTCGGGGCTGAGGTCTTCACGTCCTTCCGAGCCTACATGTGCCTCGACACAGGGCTGCTCGCAGTGGCTGCGAGTTCCGGGGTCGGGACCTACCTGGCCGCGTCGGGTGACCGCGGGCGAAGCTGGACCCCGCTCGTCACCTATGACGGGGGTATCATGCCCAATGCCATCGCGCTCGCGAACGGACGGATCTTCGCCGCGGGCAACGCACAGATCTTCGCGACGGCTCGGCTCTTGTAAGTCTCTTTGTTTCGCGTCATCCAGCACCTGCTGCCTAGAGGGGCAGCCTGGCGTACCACGGTCGAGACGACGCTCCGGAAGTTCCTCGAAGGACTCGGCGCCGTCGGGACGGACGTCCGCACGTTCATCGACCTGGTCTACCTCGACCTGCTGCCGAACACGACTCGAGAGCTGCCCGCCTGGGAAAAGCAATTTGCCCTGCCGAAGGGCGGGAGCGAATCCGAGCGGCGTCTCAAACTCGCGCTCGCCTGGTCGAGCCATGGTCGGCAGTCGCCCGACTACATCCAGCGGACGATTCACGCCGCGGGCTTTACGAGCGTTTATGTCTACGAGTGGTGGGCGAGCGGCCCTCCCTACGTTGCCCGTGACCCGCGGGACTATACGACGCAGCCGCTCTTTGGTCTCTACCAGTGCGAGCCGTCGAACGAGTGGGAGTGTTGGGATGGGGACGCGCCTCTCGGTCCTCATTGCGACGACACGCTCGTCAACGACCCGGGGTACATCGTCAACCTCGACCTGACGCGACGGTCGCCGCCTCCGGTGCCGAGCGATCCGAGTCGCTGGCCCTACTTCATATACTTCGCGGGCAAAGAGTTCCCTGAACTCGCCCCCGTCCCGAGCCACCGGATCGCAGAGCTGAAGGAGATCCTTCTCCGGATTTGCCCGACCCAGCAATGGCTCGTCCTCATGATCGAGCCCGTCGACGAGACGGAGGGCTTCGGGACGAGCGACTTCGGCACCGCCCCCTTGGGAGCCTAGGAAACGACCTCTCGCATCAAGATCGATCAAACGGGATTGCCCGCAGGCACCCCCGGGGTTTCGCGCACGGACGGCCTCTCTACGGGCGCCGTCGTCACACTCGAGAACGTCGGCAGCGAGGGAGTCACCGAGTTCCGACTCCTCTGGGGCCCACCGAACGACACGACCGCGCGGGCCTCGCTCGCGGCCACTGGTAGCCCCGACGTCTGGT